GTGCGGAGATGCACTGCACGAAAAAGATCGTGTATGCATCTCCGCGAGGCTTACGCCTCGCAGAAGACACAAGTCTCCGCACGCTGGGTTGCAAACCCAGCCACAGCCCTTAAAAAGGACTGCGCCTGGCTATCTTGATATCGACGGATAGCGGACGTCCAGAACGCGAAAGATGGTTCTTGTCTTCAAACGCAAGACCATCATCGTGAAGGAATCCCCGATAGGGGAGACCATCTTGATGACGGCTATCACGCTCTTTCTTCAAGAGCCACTTCATTAGGGCACCGGATCCCTCGAGAATATCCCGAGGAATTTTGGCTTGAACTACAGCTCCCCTGACAAGGGGGATCTGCAGGTAGGGATGGCTCATCTCGACTTTAGGGTCGAAGTGGGACCATCTGCCTAAAATGGACGAGTTTGGATGAACAACTGGGAACGGAATTAACTTCTCGATCCGGCGATCCAACCAGTCTACGGTCGATGAAAAGCCCTTCTCAAAAAGAAGGTTTCGCATCGATACCATAGACACCAACTCGCTCGCGTCCTTCCGTGAGTTAGGAAGCACCCGGCGGCATTTCACGACTGAAACATCGTGACCGTCGTAGTACTCCTTTCCGCAAGACTCTCTGAACTTTCCGGTCCAGAAAGACTTGTTAGAATTCACCACGAAACCTAAAGTTTCGAGGCTCTCTATCACGGAGCGCACATACACTACAGGGACAATTATATCATCCCCGTAGATCCGCACCTGGCCTTTGAAGGACTGAACATCCTTCTTTGACAGGTGGCGTCCTAGCACTTTTTCGATCCCGACAAAAACGCAGGTAGCAAATACCATGCATTCTATAGGGAAAGTAAGTGCCGAACCCATAGACGCGAACCGAGACAAGCGTATAACGCCATGTCCCGGAACGTCGGCCTTCCGAGATCTGCAAGCATCGACCCCACCTTGTAGGTGGGGGTGATTGCGAAGCATAGCCCGTACGAGCCGATTGGAAACGCGATCGGATGCTTCGCTAAGATCTAGCGTAGCAAGGTCTCCAGAAATGGAGCCCTCTTTAGCGAGCCGCTGATTAGGCGACTGAGTGCTAAAGTCAACCAGCCATGAGATGGAGTCATCCACCTTAAAAGCTGTCGCAAATTGTTCGAGTAAACCCTGCTGCACATATTGCATGGCAACAGGCTCGCAGGCAATTATACGAGGCGTTTTCAACGTTTTAGGAACTGCGATTACCCTAACGGGTATCTCAGCTCCGGGCCGAAGAATATGAACGGACTGGAGTTCTTGGTAGAACCCCCAGTTTGGAAATATATATTCCCCACAAGGAAAATATACGTCAAGCCGGCTAGTCCATTGCGTCTGAAGGAACTTCTTGTTTCCAAGAGTTCTTTCCGCAGTGGTACCCGGTCCGTGTTTTGGAAGGATGTTACCTTCAAAGACCTGTCGGTCGATATCGGTAAAAACATCAGTCCAAAGCAAAGCGCTGAGTCTAAAAAAGACTCTACTTCTCCTCCATCGTTATAACTTTGGAGGAGTCGTATATCGACGCTTTTCATATCTTCATTAGACTCGATGAACTTGTCAAAGGCAGCTTGAATGCGCTCTTCAGTGCAATCAAGTTCGACTTTGCCAAAGAACAGGCAAACCTGTCTTATGGCATAGATCGATTCCCAACTAGGTTCATCGAGCAGAACACCAGTTTCACGGTCAATCACTTGATCGAGAAAACCCCCTAGAAACACGGGGAGCTCTCCTCTCTTCTTGAAAGCTTGGAAGAGAGACGGATCAACAAAGCCTTGGTCGAGACTTCTTTCGAAGTCCTTACAAAACTGAGGTAGGGTTATCGAAACAAAAGACAACCCCTCATGATTGAACCGATCCAGGATCGTTTTTTGATCCCGGATGGTGCTTATGCGATACCACTCGCCCAGTTCTTGGACGAGTGACTGCAAAAGGACAATAAGGCTTTTCATTTCCTTCTCCTAAGTAATTCAGGGGATAAGAAATCCTAGCCACGTTGTTCCTATGGGGACTCAGCCGGAAAGCTGAGTTCACACGGCGCCCAACAGTGTTGGGCCACAATCCGTCCAGGCTCTATGCTTCTCCGTTAAGGAGTTGGAAGAGCTTGGCGTTAGACGACGCCGACAGATAAGCGGTAAAGGCAGCTGCCAAATACTGCTGCTCTGTCAGCGAAAAACCGGTAGCAGGTACATCCACCACCACGTAGATCGACTGTGTCGACTGCGTGTTAATGGTAGGATTGTACGAGTCTGCTGCGATTTTTGTCTGCGTAAGACGAAGCGTTCGTCGGAATCGCTTGCTCTTGCCTGAAGAGGTATGAGCAATCGATTCAACGACGGTACCATCAGTGGAACTGAACGTTCCAAGCTGGTTCCCGGACGCGATTCTCGGAAGAGAGGTCGCGACAGCGTTAATCGTCACGGATTGTGGATCGGTAAACATGGCTGATTCCTTTTGACTTTCGTTCGCTTATGGCGAACGTTGTTACCAAGTACATCGGATGATGCACCTGGGCTTCGATGAGGGAGACTTTACAATCTCTATATCCTCATCTTGTGGGGTCCCAGGGTTAACCCAAGAGCCGCCAAGATAGACCACTGCCACTCTGAAAACGTAGCAGGGTCTACCCCAAACCCATAAGGAGTCGCTTTCGCCCGTTCCTTCTTCACGGTTGTGAAGATGGTGGTCGAATCCAAGGGAACCCCTCCCGTGAGCTTCATGCCACGGAATTGGTACACACGCGAAGCGTATGTATACCTTTGCAGGTATCCCCATCGGAGGATCAAATTGTCCGTCTGGAAATTGCTGACGTTGGCCAAAATACCGCCAATATCAGAAAACCAGTCGGATAACCAAGTCCAAGGCGCTGCCTCCCAGATGGTACTCGGTGTAACCGAAGTACCGCCTAGGTGGTTCAACAGGCTAGTAGCACGTCTCGCATGGCTCAAAAGAGCTGTGCGAGGGTCCTTCTCCAAAGGGGGAAGGAAATACGTGTACGCGCCTGAGAAGTAGTACCGATGAATTACTTCTTCGGTACAATACAGCGTGCCACCCGATACGGACCCTTTTCCATAGAAGTCGATAAGACCCTGGCCTTGCGGCTGGAGTGTTAACGGCGCAATACCGCCACCCACTTTAGGTGGGCGGGCGGTTACTGTGGAATCAGGAGCGAATTCATAGCTCCGCCGGACAAACCGTCCGGCGTCTCGTTCATACTGCTTGACCAGCTTCGCAGAAGACTGGACAGCAAGCAGCAGTTCCTTGAGGTCATCTACAAAAGGAGACCATCCAAACTGCAGGTTGAGGTATTCCTTGCCAAGACGCTGAAAAGCATCTAGCTTGGACTCAATTAGTGGAATGAATGATCTCCCAATGGCCTCAGGAATCTCTTGCCCAAGGGCAAGTTGAATGAGAGCTTCGGAGATATGAGCCTTAGTATTGGTAGGTGCAGTCGCCCGGATAGCTTTGACTCCAGCAATGTTTATACTGTTGGAGTCCCAGTCACCGGTCGTCATGAACGTACCATATGGATAGGATGTCAGGGTCAAAGGACCCCTATATCCCTTCGACCCCGTACCAACCACGTCCGGATTACCGTAGTGGAAGTTACGAGGGTAGAAGTCGACGCTCTGTCTCTGAGTAGAGAAAGAGTGCCCGTTATCCACACGAATGTCTCCAAACTGAGCATCGGTGCCACCCATAAGGGCGTTACCGAGGTCAGAGAATGGAGCAGGCGTGCTAAGGTCAAGGATACTATTATCAGTCCGAAAACTGGTAGTAGTTTGGAGTGGTGTCTGAGGCACGTACATGCTAGGAGAAAACGTTTGAGGTTGAACCATGTTGGAGAGTTTTAACTTCCCCATCGATGATTTAACCTTAACATTCCTAGTTTGTTTAACGTACCCAGACATGACTTTTCCTTATGAGTTGTAAATAGAATAGTCGATCCAAGAATGCACTGCATAAAAGGGTCGACAGTGTTTGCAGGCGCAAAAAGCACCGGCCAGGTCCCGAAAGGGGCC